GGTCTGATTTATCATAATAATTGATATCGTAATCTACTTGTACCCATACGATGTTATTGTTCTTCTCACCTGTGGGAGATGTTCTCGTTTGGTTAGTATCATATACTGCTCCTATCTCTTCTCTAACCATAGGTGCGATATCAAAGGATACATCAGTACTTGCAAACACATCTCTATACAAAGTGTAGTCAGCAGTAGATGGTCTACTACTTCTACTCCCTGCCCATACATATATCTCTAAGGTAGCATCTACCAAAGATTGTATAGTATCTGCCGTATCTGCTAATGTTACATATATAGGGCTTCTTGCTCCTACTAATTGGTCGGGTGCTATTACACTCATATTATAAGTCTCGTAATATGTTATCTAAATCATCATCTAAGCCTCTCAAAAGCTCAAGGGGTAGCCTCTCAAACTCTAACGCAAAAGGTGCAGTAAAGAAGTTGCTCTTAGGGATACCCTTTCTGTATATGCTTCGTGATACCAAAAAGGTAGCACTATCTATGTTGGCTTTTGTCTTAGGTATAAACTTTCCTGTCTTAAAGTCTCGTAGCTTAAACTTGTTGTTAGTTACCATCCTTCTTATAGCACCCATATTAGGGTACTTGTTGGTAAAGCCAAATCTTGAGCCTCCTTGTACTTTGTACTTAACACCATCAACACCCTCATCAATGTATTGACCGTAGTCTAACATCTCAAAGAACATCTCGTAGTTAAAGCCACTTTGAAACTGCCCTTTAGTATTTCTATTCTGCTTGACTAATAGGTTGAAGTCTATGCTATCCTTTAGGTCACCTGAGAACACTTGTCTCCTTCTACGCTTCTTACCATCGTTAAAGGTAATAGTGCGAGTAGCACCAAGATTTAACTTCGCAGCTTTCACAACTCTGTTACCAAACTGCTCAAGCACTTGCTTCATATGTTTAGTGCTTATGGACAAGTGGTAATGGTATTAGCAATGTCTATAGACAAGGTTAGATTCCAACCTACCAATAGATTCTCAAACCTATCTTCAAAAGGCTCACAAGTAGGCTGTCCGTTTAGCTGATACTTGTCTTGCATAAGGTCACCTCTTTTGAGATGTGATACAAGGTCGTTAGCTACCAGAAGTTGTGTGTTTAAAATGTCGTGTCTATTGTCAACACCATAGAATATCTCTGCCTCTTCTCTTGGGTCATCCTTACTTACATCTGCTACATCCATAAACAAGATGCTCATATTGTAAGTGATGCCAATATCGTTGAAGGTCACATTGTTTATCATAATATGTGACAAAGGGAATATAGTCTGCTTGTTGAGGTCAACCTCAAAGATATCACCCTCAGTAACCGTGTTGACTTGAGAGTTAGCAATGAGGTGTTCTCTAATCTTTGTTGTAATGTCGTAGAATGAACTCATAATAGGTTAACTTACTATTAGAGTTAGTGTTTAAGCATCTTTCTCTCTACATCACCTTTTTCCTTGTCATATACAAGTTTGGTAAGGCATTGTGATAGGGGTAACATAGTAATAGTATCGTACCTACTAACATCACCTCCTGCAAGGTGGTCTACACTTCCATACCATCCCCACTTTCTACTGAAGTTAGCGGAGGCTGAGAGATTAAGCTCTCCTTCTTCTCCCCCTCCAAAGAGGTCTGGGTATCCTTCAATAATTTGTTGCTTAAACGATAAAAAAAAAGCGTAGCACCTAACGCTACATCTAATGGAAAGTCTGCATAGCCATCAGTACCCTTGTAAGGTTCTATCTCATACAGGTCACCCTTCTCCTTTACAATAGGTCTATACAATACACCTACGGTCTTATGCAGTTGTTGCATATCACTTAGGTAGCTATCTAAATCTATATACTCACCAAAGCTCATCTCTTCAAGGTTGGGTACAAAACCATATTCCTTGCCTCTAAAGGACAATCTCCTTACAAGTGGATGCTTACCACCTACGATAGATAATATGTGCTGAGAGATGTCTAAGATGTCCTCTGCTTTCATTGCATAGGCTACCTTCAATGGTATGTTAGCAAATAGTTCAAGAGCCTTGAGTGTCATAAAGGTTTCATCACCTTCTACCTTTAGGAACTTTTGGTACTGCTCTACCGTGAGTTCTCTTGCGTTCTCTGGAAGTATAACCTTTACCTCCTTACCTGACTGCATATCTACCATAGTTCGGTCTGCTTAGTTTGTTATATGTTGCGTACCTCAACGCATCTATAGCGTGGTTAAACGCATCTATAGGTTTATTGAGTAGCTTACCATTCTTATCTTCTACCCACTTGTAGTTTCTCATCTCCTTGACAAAGTTAGCACCTGTGATATGTAGCTTGTACCTCTTGAGCATATCAATACCTGCATTGATGCTATCAGCACCTTTCTTAGTAGGCTTGATATTCCAACCCATCCTGTAGAGTTCCTCTATAGATTTAGGCTCTGCGCTATCTGCAAATATCTCTGCTCTTCTATCTATCCCCAATGCTTTTAACTTCTCACTAATGTCCCTATTGGTTAGATTCGTTTCGTATAGAAGTTCTTTTGCAAAAATGTTATTATCGTGATGGTAGACCCCAACGAGAGTAGTCGGGTCATTAGTAAAACCAAAGTCCATACCGTACGAGAGGAGTTTAGCCTGTTCGGGTATCTCCTCTTCCATAAATGTAAAAATTGTAGCCTTACTTTGACCCCTTTCTCCCAATCCGTATATGCGCCAATAATCTTCATCAGTAGATTGTAGTCTCTCAATCTCCTCCACAATACTATTATCCAGAAAAGGATTATCCAAGTAAGTAGATTTGATAAAGGTGACATCATCTCTCGTGAGTAACCTGTCGTATATCCAATGGAAGTCATCGGAGGGGTTGTAGTCAAGGTATATCTTGTCTGTGGTTCTAACGAGTAATTGGAAGAAGTCTTCCCAAGTAAGTTCGTTTGCCTCGTTACAGAATAGATAGTGCCTTCTTGCACCTCTTTTCTTTTGAGGTTGGTCAAGTGACACGAACTCAATGATGTTGCCGTTAAGCCTATATATGTGTTCGGATTTGTTATGATACTTCTCATCATACAGGTTCATATTAGTTAGTATCTCAATAAAGTCTCTCATCGCAGTCATCTTGAGAGAGGGTAGAGATTTCCTTACAATAGTAAAGACCTTACCCTTCTCGGATAAAGCCAATACAATGATGAGTTGAAGTAGTGAGTATGTTTTACCAGAACGAGTACCTCCTTGATTAACTACAATCTTGGTAGGTGCATTATAGTTCTTCTCAAATATCTCACTCGTTTTTATCGCTACGCTTGACAATCTCTATCTTAACTTCGTTAATCTCCTCATCGGTTTCTATCTTGTTCTCAACCCTTGCAAGTTTAGGAGTGGTATACTCTGCCATTTGGTTGAGTATCGTTAGAGCCTTCTCTGGATTGTCTGCTGCAACCTCAGTTAACCAATTGGTCATATTCTCTAAGTTATCCTCTACGAGCTTTGTAAAGGCTTCTCTAATCTTGTTAGTGGTTTTGTTGGTTGCGCCTTTAGGCTTACCACTATTGCCTTTAGTAAATCTACCTTTGCTATCCTTATCCATCCGTAATACTCCGTATTTATCGGTTATACAATGTTAACCTACTTATCTTCCTTTCGTTTCTTAGCCTCTTCTCTAAAGAGTTTCTTAATGGTTTGAGTGTTTGCTCTACGAGCTTGTCTATTCTCTCGTGTAGGTGCTTCAGGTAGTTCTATGAAGTTCTTTACGAAGGCTTGTTCATCTCTTGATAGTTGTCCTCTCATATGTATTTGTACGAGGAGTTCAAAGATGTTGTTTAGGTTGTTACGATTAATGAGTACATTAGCACTCTTACCTGTATCACTCATTTTGTTTTTTTACTTGATGGATTCCACTTATCTCTACTCTTTAACTTCTTTGCTTTCCTTTTCTTTCTTTGGAATCTAAGGTTGTTAAAGTATTCTGCTTCTAAGTTATCGTTATACGGTATGTACTTCATCTCTTAGAATTTAATTAGTCTCAGTCTTCTTTGGTACTTGCGTATAAGTAATGCTGAGTTGGTTAATTGGTGTTGTAGTTTTGGAGTCCATCCGAATCTACTTGCTTGTATAGATAGGTTGATGTTATCTATCATTAACATATCAAGGTACTTCTGTAGTTCTCGTATGTGTCGTGTCTTGCGAAGGTATGCTTTAATCATTCTCTATTCCGTTTTCATCCCTATCTCTAAGGCATAGTTCTATAATTGTCATAGGCTTATTGCAACTCATTATAAAGTTATTGTAGGGTGTACATAAACATAGACTAAAGCCAATACACTTAATGCAAACATCGCTATCGTAAACGCTAATAAGTAGAAT